GGTACAACTTCAGATAATGATGATTACTTTATAAAAGCAAATGTTACAGGTATTCCTGGAACAAAAAATATTACAAATGATGGTTCTTTAAATTTAACCTCTGACACTATAACTGTTACTGCTGGTGGTGAGGGAGCATTATTTCAAGTAGAAGATATAGGACCAGGAAAAATTACAGAGATTGTTATTGATAACAAAGGAACAGGTTATGAAATTGGCGACCCTTTAGTTTTTACTAATACAGGAACAAATGGTAATAATGCTTCAGGTTTTGTTAAAATTGTAAATGGTGGTATTGCAGACCAAAATGGTTCAACAGATGTCGCTGATGGTACCGAAGATAGATTAGTTTTAGAAGAAGCGACAACACAAGGTGACCAATATTCAGGTAATGTAATCGTTCAAGAAAAATTTACAGATTTACAAACAATAGAAGAAATATTTTTAATTAATGGTGGTAGTCAATATACATCACTACCAACCGTAACTGTTACATCAACATCTGGAACAGACGCTACATTAAGAGCATATGGTGATGAAATAGGAAAAATTGTAAGATTAAAAACTGTTTCTCTAGGTAGAAGTTATGAACAATCTCCTACGCCACCTTCATTAGGTTTCTTTAATAATATGATTGTTACAACTGTTGTAGGTTCTTTTGTGGCAGGCGATACAGTTTCGGGTGGTACATCATCAGCTACAGGAACAATTGATAGTTTTGATAGTGATAGAGGATTATTAAGAATTAAATCAGTAACGGGAACATTTACTATTGATGAGACAATAACATCTTCATCTGGTGGTACATGTACACTTAAAAAATTAGATGTATCAACTGCTACGGTAAATGTGGTATCTGTTGTTGATACAGACGGTGCTTTTATTAGTGAAAGAGGTAAAGTCTCTGAAACTACAATGAGAGTACAAGATAGTTTATATTATCAAGATTATTCATATGTAATAAAAGTAGGTCGTTCAATTACACAATGGCGTGATTCATTTAAAAAAACAATGCATACGGCAGGATTTTATTTTACAGGTCAAGTAGATATTGAATCAAGAATTACCGTAACCGCTAACGGTCCTGTAAATGGTGTAACTTCAGGTGTTCAAGAAACTCCTTTATTATCAATTGTAAATACTTTATTTACTACAGTATTTGGTAGAAGATTAGGAACAACTACTGATGGAACATCTTTAAGGGCTAATGCAAATGTAGGTGTTAATGTTGATGTAAGTAATGCTTTTGAGGATCCTTTTACATCTAATACAAGAGATTTAACATTATCAAAACAACCTTTAGAGATTGATTATTTAAGTAGACCTAGAAATAAAATAGTAGATAACGCAGGTGTAACGCATGATGTAAGAAGTGGTTATGCATACGGTGGACCTAGATATAGCTCATTAAATAGATATATTAATACAGCGTTTGGTACTAGTGCTTCTGGTTCAAATGCAAATTCATTTGAAAATTTAAATGCATTAAGAGTTATTGGCACTAAAACAGCTCTTGACGGACAACCGGTACCTATATTTTTGTTGACCTCTAATGAAATTGGTAAAACTTTAAAGATGAATTATGCGTTTCCTACAGAGACAGGATTTAATCAAAACTTATTCAGTAACTTATTGGTAAGATTTGATAATAGTAATATTAAATTTGACGATACTAACCCATAGAAGAGTTATAAATAGTACAAAGAGATATAGGCAAACATGGCAAAACTAACAATAAGTAGAGGTACTAACGCAAACGACGGAACAGGTGATAATCTCCGAGACGGTGCAAATAAAGTAAACCTCAATTTTACAGAAATTTATACAGCGATTGGTGACGGTACTACAGTTGATGGTACTATTAAAATTGCTGACGATAGTTCTACAGTAGCCACAATTTCAGCAAATGGTGAAACTTTAAGAATTTTAGGTGGTACTGCTATTACTTCAACATTATCAGGTAATGACTTAACACTTGCTTTAGATACATCAGCAGTTGTAACAACAAGTGGTAATGCTACACTTACAAATAAAACTTTTGCTCTTGGTTCAAATACTGTATCAGGTACAACAGCACAATTTAATACGGCTTTATCAGACGGAAGTTTTGCAACATTAGCTGGTTCAGAAGCATTAACAAATAAAACAATTGTTGCAGGTAGTAATACAATTTCTGGTATTACAAACTCTATGTTATCAGGTAGTGCTGGTATCACAAATGCAAATTTAGCAAACTCATCTATTTCTATTACGGGTGATGATAGTTCAGCACAAACAATTTCATTAGGTCAAAATATTTTATTTACAGGTGGTTCAGGTATTACAACATCTATTTCAGGTAATGAAATTACTTTTGCTACAGATGGTGCAGTTGTAACAGAAACATCTACAGATACACTTACAAATAAAACAATTTCAGGTTCATCAAACACATTATCAAATATTGGTAACTCATCATTATCAAATAGTTCAATTACTTTAGGTGATGATACAATTGCTCTAGGTGCTACTGACACTAGTATTGCAAATTTAAGTTTAACAGGTGCTACAGGTACAATTGATTTAACAAGTGCAGGAAACAAAATTAGATTTGCTTATGCAAATACAGGTTCATTACCTACAGCCGCAACTTACGAAGGTATGTTTGCATATGATTATGGTGGAAATAATCCTTATGTTGCAGACGCAGGTGGTTGGATAAAATTAATTACTGAAAATGCTTCTGTAGGCGATTTATCAAATGTTAATATTTCAGGTGTTTCTGATGGTCAAGCATTAATATGGAATTCAGGACAAGGTAGATTTAATCCTGGTTCAGCTGGTGGATTTACTGCTGGTTCTGATTTAGACCAAGCAGGTGCTGATATACAAGATATTGGTTACTTATCTCACCGTTCACCAGATTCAACAATAACAACAACATTAACAGTTACAGTAGGAACAAAAACAACTGAGCATAGTGAGTATGGTTCAGGTTCATCTAGTGGTTATCTTATTGATGGACATGAAAGTCCACATTTAACTTTATCAAAAGGTGTTTATAAATTTGACCAAGCAGATAGTTCAAACTCATCTCACCCTTTAAGATTTTATTTTGATAGAGATAGAACAAGAGAAATGACTACCAATGTAGCAAATTCAGGAACGCCAGGTTCATCAGGGGCTCACACTACAATTACTGTTACAGGCGCAACACCAACACCTTTATATTATGGATGTTCTTCTCATGCTTATATGGGACATTCACTTGATATACCTATAGGTAGACAATCAAGATTAAATATTACAACTGATAAAACTTTTTCAGCTGATGGCTCAGATACAACAATGACAATATTAGCAGATAAGATTGTTGATGAATTACTTGTTTTTGTAAATGGTATTTGTTTAGTACCAACAGATGATTATACTATATCAGGAACAACGCTAACCTTTCAAGTTGCGCCGGCAAATGGAGCAGAGGTTGTGGTAAGGTACATAGGATAAAAAAATGGGAGCAAAAACAAGAACATTAGCCAATAATTTAACCACAGGTCTAGGTGTAAAAGGTGGTAATTTAGAATTAGTTACAAGAACAGCAATAACTGGTACGGTTTCTGCTGTAGAATTTACAAATTTAGCTGCAAATAATTATCATCATTTTGTTTTACAAGGTATTGATAGTACAGATAATAATGGAGAAGATTTATGTTATGAATTATCATCCAATAATGGTTCATCATATATTGGTGGTTCATCTTATCATTGGTCTTATTGGCAACATTATGGTTCTGGTAATAATAATCAATCAGCTAGTTCAGGTGATAGTAAAATTTGTTTTGCAGACGGTTTTCATAATTCAGGTACAGACGAAGGATTACACGGAGAAGTAACAATTTCTAATATTGGAAATGGACAAAGACCATTTGGTTGGTCAACATCTACACATAAAGCAGATAGTTCAAACAAATTAAGAGCTACACACGGTGGTGGTTTTTTAGAAAGTGGAGTAACAGTAAATGCAATTAAATTTCGCTTTACAAGTGGTAATATTTCAGGAAGCACTTACGCATTTATAACTCACTACAAAGGAATAATAGCATAATGTCAAATAAAAAATATGTAGATGGTGTATTGACTGATATGACAGCTGATGAAATAGCTGCAAGACAAGCAATTACAGACGCCTTACCTGCTACAACTTTAGCAAAAGCGTTGAGAATATTGAGAGAAGAAAGAACAAAAAAATTAGCGGAAACTGATTATCTTGGTTTATCAGATGGTACAATGAGTTCTGAAATGACTACTTATAGACAGGCTTTAAGAGATTTACCAAGTAATTACACGACAGACGATAGCAGCGCTTTAGAAACAGATTTAAGTAATCTTAATTGGCCGACAAAACCATAATGAAAACTTGTATAAATATTGAGTAAGGAAGAAATAAAAAACTATGCCAGCAATTATAACAGACAGATTTAGAATTCACAATAGTGAACAGTTTTCAGAGGCTTTTTCAGAATCTTCAGGTAACTCTATGTATCTTGGTATTGGTAGACCTCAAGCATTTGCTACATCTACTAGAGCAGATTCAAGAACAAATAACGAGGGTACAGATATAGCACCAGTAACTCCAGCAGATAATGTTAATTCACAAACATTTCCTTTTGATGATATGTTGGCAGCTAAAAAAATTACTTCTACAGATATTACCTTTGCAGTACCAAGAAGAAACTGGACAACAGGTACAACATACGATATTTACAGACATGATTATGGAGACAGAATTACAGGTGGCACAACAGCTCAAACAGCAAATAGTGGTGTTTCAACTTTACATGACGCAAGTTTTTATGTTTTAACAAGTGCTAGAAATGTTTACAAATGTTTAGACAATGATAACAATACTGCTTCAACAGTAGAACCAACAGGAACAGATGTAACAATATTGTCAACTGCTGATGGTTATAAGTGGAAATATATGTACACTTTATCTGCTTCACAACAAGCAAATTTCTTATCAACTGACTTTATGGCAGTTGCAACAGATTCAACCGTATCATCAGCCGCTATTGATGGTGCAATTGAAATAATTAAAATTAAATCTGCCGGTTCAGGTGGTACAAACGGAACACATACAGGTATCGCAATTAGAGGTGACGGTACAGGTGGTGTTTGTTCAGTTACAGTTGCAGGTGGTTTAGTA